TTTATTCGTAATCCGACAACATACAGAAGTTTGCTATTAGAGGCTCTGTATGTCGCGTGGTCTTGTTATAATAGAGGTGCGATCGCAAAACCCTCCTCCCTTCCCAAAGAAGTTACATTCTAATAGTAGTGGCTCTACAGTTGAAAGTTTTCAACCCAAGGCTACCGTTTTTATGCTTCTGGCATAGCGGTGGTCTTGGGATACGTCGAAAGACATTTCTTCTTGTGTTCTAGTTTCTTTAAATCATTTAATTGAGTTAGAAAAAATAAAAGTAAGCGTAAGCGTAACTTTAGGACGTTGCGAAGCAACTCCTCTTAATCATTCAATTTTTTGGGATTAATGGTATATTCGGACATAAGTACTGTTATGCAATTACATGAAACTTTATTGAATAAACTTGATAGAAAAATTCAAAAAATAAACATACCTGATATTAAACAGGAAAATTTATATCTGAAACATAGAGTGTTTAAAGACAACACACAACATATTGCCTTGTATTCAGAAGCAGGGAAAAAGAAAGAGCAATTTGTGACCTTTGTTAGTTTGGATGAAGCTGTGTTATTGAATAACTTAGGTGTACCTGAAATTAATTGATATCTGGATTAGGCCAGTCAGTAAACAATGCATGTTGAATGTCATCTGCTACAAATTGATTAAATGAACGGTGTTTTTCTTCTAATTCGCCTTTAAGCGGAGCTACACGCTTAAATGCGTCTTCAAGTTGAGCCATGTCTTTACATTCCATAATAATTTGCCATTCGGGCATATCAGCAAGACTTCTAAAACCCATTTTACAACGTGTGATTTTATATCCCTCTAACTTATTTTCGGATACTAGGTGATCTAAAAAACCTTTCATATTATTAACCCAATCCAAATCCGAAATATCACCTTCTTTATTTGCCCAAATCATATAGTAATCCATTATTAATTCCTAAAGTTTAAAAGATATAATTAGTTATATGAAAATTGTATTTGATCATAAATTTGGCGTCCAAGAACATTTACACATGGAGCACTACAGTGCTACGTTAGTTGATGTAAATGACAACGAAGTGGATGATGCACTTAATCAAGGCTGGCTTACGGATTTAAAAGAAGACGGTAGTTATAATTGGTACCAATGTCGTAGTACTAGATGTAATTTAAACAACTTTACTAGTAAGGACCCTTTTTTACAAGAGAAAAACAATACGCAGGATAATGCTGTGCATTATAAATTTGATGCTAATATTAGTAATGAATTAATAGAAAACATTTATTTAAATTATTGTAACCATCACAAGTACAGTGATAACTTCCACGGTGAAGTAACACAATGGTTAGAGTGCGATTACAATATGACTTATTATTATAATCATAATCCTGTTGCTTGGAGTAAGTTACGGATGTACACTGAAACTAGTTTGGAAACTGTATTGTTTTGTTGGAATTACAATGACCCGGAAGAAAAGATTGGACATAAAAGTTTAATACATGAATTGCGTTGGGCAAAGGATAACGATTTTATGTATGTTTATATGGGTCCAGGATACGAAAAAGGAAGTATTTACAAAGCACATATACAAGGTTTTGAATGGTGGACTGGTAGTGAATGGTCAACAGACAAAAACAAATATATACAATTATGTGAGCGCGATAGTAAACTAAAAACTATCAAAGAGTTAAGTGAAATTTAAGTTCTAGGGTCTTTGCGTCCTCTGAACAATGCTTTCATGTATTCAACACTAGCATCCCATGAATCATAATAACCTGATTTATGTAACTTAGCACTTGCTTCATTTAATGCTGTTAATGGTGCAATCATACTATATGCATATGTTCCTTGATTACAACTAATGCCATTGATTGTTTCTGGGTCGTGTGGGTGGTCAGGCAATGACAGTAAATCTACTTGTGCTAAGTATTCGTCGTTACCTTTATAAATCATTTCGTGAAATTCGTCTGCGTTCCATTCTTCTGGGTCGTACACAAACATAAACACATCATATCCTTGATTGCCATTTTTTGCATGTTCAATTAAATCATTAAGTGGATGTTTACCAAGCCTAAATGTAATTTTGTTTTTTAAACGTGCTTGTTTAGCGAATGGGCATAGTGCAAATCCGCCTAATTCTTTTTTTGGTGTCTCTACGTGGTATTCTAACCAATCTTTAGTTTCGTGTTCTGCTTGTTGTAAATTAATTTCCATTTGATATCTCCTAAAAGTAAGGTAGTCCTGATTTTTTTGTTGTTTCTAAATTGTCTTTAATTATTTTGCCAATAGCAATACGTTCGTTGTGACTAAGATGTAGTGCTTCGTTATATGATAACCCACCTCTCATATTCCAACACATCCTAAGAGCCTCTTCTTTAAGGCTACTAGTTTCTTTGTCCATACTTTCGACATATTTTACAATGTCTTCTGTGTCAAGAACTAATAGCCTTAGTCGAAAAAATTCGACATGTCCAACGTAAACGGTTGTTTATATTCGTGTCCGCATTCTGTGCAAGTAATCTCAAGTGGTTTTAATTCTGATTGTGTTTTAATGCTTAGTATGTGGTCACGTATTTTTGTATATACACTACGTTCACAGTTATTTAAAAATTCACTAATAAATTCTGTGTCCTCTACTAGCGTTTCTGGTGTCTTAATGTAATTAACACTTTGTGCAATTGAATCAATTGTTAATTTGGTCATTTTATTAAATGCATCCGATAAGCGTTCTAATTTATCTTCTTCTGTTAATTCTGAATCTTCAATTACATTCATTAATTTTTGTTCTTCGAATTGAACAATATTACTTTCGTTGATTTGTTTATAATTTAGTGGCTTAAAAAACACTTCCAAATCGCCAACAGTTACACTTTCTTGATAATCAATTCCTTGCATTTGTTCTAATACATTACGTAAGTCAATTCCGTAATCGACAGTTTCTTCGCACTTAGGACATGTTGTTGAGATTTCCATTTCATGTCCGTAACTAGCAATTCTAATTGCGGCTAAAATAGCATCAACGTCAATGCCTGGAATTGCCCATGCATCCTTGATATTAGGAACACAACTTTGTATTACATTAATAACAGCAGAGCCGTTATATAATGCGTCTGGTGTTCTGTATGAAATTTCGTCAATTGCTGTCATTGGATATACAGGTAATTCGTTATTTTTTGGCATATCCAACGTACCTTCAGGATAAAACTCGCCGTTACTTGGAAGTTGTAAGTAAATGCTTGGACTTCTAAAGAATTCTGTTAATGGATTATTGCTCATATTTTTCTCACATAAATATAGATAATCAATATTTATAAACGTAAAACTTATGCCAGATAATAACGACATCGATAATGCAATTAACAGTGCAGTAAACTCAATAATGAAGTCAGTTAGTGCTGGGCAAAAAGTTAATGATGCACAAGTTAGAAGTTTTTTAAATGCAGTTTCTAATGCCGAAGACGGTATGGAAGATGCGGCATTTAGGTCAAAACAAATGGCTTCTGCATTTAAGACTGTTTCAAGTTCAATGGTTGGCTTTGCAGGTCAACTTGGTCGTGGTAATACTGCGTTTAGTGTAGTTAATACTGCCATACAAGGATTTTCCAGTGGTTTAGGAAATCTAGCAAAAATGATTCCTGTTGTTGGTGATGGAATTGCAGGGTTAGTTGGTCAAGTAGGTAAAGCCGCTGAGTTTTCAGTTGAACAAATTGAAGCAGGATATAATGCATTTGGACAACTTAGTGATGTTGGTTTAATTGGTTCACAAGGAATTAAAGGTTTAGCAAAAGACTTTGCTGATGCAGGAATACCATTAAAAACATATACTGCACTTTTAAGTAATTCAAGTAAACAATTGGCAATGTTATCTGGTACTGCACATGATGTATCTGGTGTCTTTGCTGATACAATGGGTCAATTAAGAAGCGAAACACGAAAAGGTATAAATGGTATTGATAACCAACTACGTTTACTAGGTTATAGTACAGAGGAAATAGGCGAAACATTTATTAACTACGCTGATTTGCAACGTAGAATAGGACGTGAACAATCGTTTAGTTCGAAATCATTGCAAGACGGAACTGCAAAATACGCTAAGGAACTAGACTTAATTGCTAAACTTACTGGTTTATCCAGAAAAGAACAACAGAAGATTGTTGATGCGGCAATGGGTGAGAGTAGATGGCGTGCAACATTAAATGGAGCAAGTAAAGAACAATTTGCTCAAATGAATGCTCTTAATAATGGATTAAGTGCATTTAGTGGTGAACTAGCACAAGGTATGCGTGACCAAGCAACTGGGTTTACACAATCAGAAGCGGCACAAAAATTATTCCGTTCAACTGCTGGCCGATCTGCAAAAATCATGCAACAGTTAAATGCAGGACAAATTACAGGTCACGAAGCATTAATATTATTCCAAAATGCAATTAAAGCAAATATGGAACCAATGACTGCATTAGCAAAAGCAACAGGTAATCAAGCAGGTGTTTACACTGATTACGCAAGAAATGTGGATTTTGCAAATGCATCAATTAAAGAATTAGGTAAAGCAACAGATACTCAAACCAAACAAACTAAAAAACCAGACGACCTTACTCAAGGTGCTGTGGGTGCTCTTGTTGCGTTAGAAGACACTAATACAAAAATAGCGGCAATGTTTATGGATAGTGAGAATGCGGCAAAAGCATTACGTGGTTTTGCAGATGCAACTAACATGGCGGCTGAAGCGGCTTATAATTTATTTTTAACTGGTGATATTGTTAATAAACCAAGAGTTGCAACAAGTACCGAAATGACAAAACAGCAGTTAATGCGCGATAAAGTAAAATTAGAAGACGAGTACAAAAAACTAGGTAACGCTGGATTTGGCGGAATGGCACAACCCAAAGACGAAGCAAGTAGACAAAGAATGAATGAAATTAATGGTGAAATCGATACCATTGATAAAAAAATAGAAGACATTACTACCAAGATTGAAAAAGAGCGTTTAGCAAGAATTAAAAGTACAACTAAGATGTTTGAGGAGTTTGGATTAGGTAAGGATTATTTTAAACAATTTAAAGGAGCCGCAAAACATAAAGATGGGTGGGCACTTTTCCAAGGAATGGTTGAAGCAAAAGTTTTAGGCAAAGGAATGAACATGACACAAGTTGAACCACAAGTCATGGAAAAAGCAAAAAACTTAATCAGTGCTTCTGGCAGAACAGGCGAAGCATTAATGGCACCAACTAAAGAAAATAAAGAATTATGGGATAAAGTTAATGAGATCTTAAGTAGATTTAATAAACCCGATGTGGATTACGACCCAAATAAAGAAGGAATCCAAAACACTATTCCTAAAGAAACTACTAAACAACAAATCGATGCATTAAATGAAATGGGTAAAAAGTTGGATGTTATTGTGGCGGTGTTAAATCAAGGAAATAAAAATACTAAAGAAATTCAACGTCATGTACAGGTAGGATAATTTAGTAACATTTTACAAACAGCATAAATACAGCAATATTAATTAAAACAGGTTATCCATATGCCATGGAAAAAATATTTTAAAGTTGCTGATACATCAGGACAGTTTAGTCCACTAAGTGGTGCTAACAACACACCACAATCAAGTAACTTCGCATTTAGAAACTATCAAAGTAAACTTCCTGAAGTTTATACAGGGCATCCTAACCGTGTTGAACGTTACAATCAATACGAAGCGATGGATATGGATAGTGAAGTAAATGCTTGTTTAGATATTATTTCTGAGTTCAGTACACAAGCAAACGATATTACGGATAGTCCATTTGATATTAAGTATCAAGAAAAACCAACAGATAACGAAGTTAACATTCTTAAAGAGCAATTATCACAGTGGGTTAAACTTAATAGGTTCAACGAGCGTTTATTTAAAATATTTCGTAATACAATTAAGTACGGTGACCAAGTATTCATTAGAGACCCTGAAAACTTTAAACTTATGTGGGTTGAACCTACTAAAGTATCAAGAGTAATTGTTAATGAAAGCGACGGTAAAGAACCAGAGCAGTACGTTATCCAGGATATTAATCCTAATTTTCAAAACTTAACAGTTGCGGCTAAAAATACAGATGACTTTTCTGTAAACCCTGCACGTGGTGGTTACACCGCACCAAATCAAGCACCTGTAAGTGGCGGCAACTTAAATAATAACGGCACACGTTTTTCTAATTCAATGAAAGAGTCTGTTATTGATGCTAAACACGTTGTGCATATGAGTTTAACAGAAGGACTTGATGTTACTTGGCCGTTTGGTACTAGTATCTTAGAAAACATTTACAAAGTATTCAAGCAAAAAGAAATGCTTGAAGATGCTATTTTAATCTACCGAATCCAAAGAGCACCTGAACGTCGTGTGTTCTACATTGATGTTGGTAATATGCCTAGTCATATGGCAATGAGTTTTGTGGAACGTGTTAAAAATGAAATTCATCAAAGACGTATTCCTACACAAGATGGTGGCGGTAATAATATGTTGGATGCAACATATAATCCATTATCAACAAACGAGGACTTCTTCTTTCCACAAACAGCAGAAGGTCGTGGTTCTAAAGTAGATACATTACCAGGCGGTGAAAACTTAGGTCAAATTGATGATTTGCGCTATTTTAATAATAAGTTAGCACGTGGTTTACGTGTACCAAGTAGTTACTTACCAAGTGGACCAGATGATAATCCATCTCCACTAACTGATGGACGTTTAGGTACAGCACTTATTCAGGAATTTAGATTTAATCAATACTGTAAGCGTTTACAAGCGTCTTTGGCACGTATTCTTAATACAGAATTTAAACTTTACTTAGCGTACAGAGGATTTAATATTGATAGTAGTTTATTTGATATTAAATTTAATGAACCGCAGAACTTTGCTAGTTACAGACAAAGTGAGTTAGATGCAACACGAGTTTCAACATTTAATAATTTAGAGCAATATCCATATCTTAGTAAGCGTTTCTTATTGGAGCGTTACTTAGGTTTATCCGAAGAAGAAATGACTAAAAACGAGGAACAGTGGGAAGAAGAAAACTCCAAACAGCAAAATATTGATGCAGAAGGACAAGACTTACGTGGTGTTGGTGTTATGCCGGGTGGATTTGAAAGCGATATTGGAACTATGGATGAACTTGCAGGAATGGAAGATATGCCTGACGAAGATATGGGTCCGGAAGGCGGAGTTGATGCAGAATTAAATCCAATGGCCGCTGAAGCACCACCTACACCAGGCGGAGATGTTGGCGGATTACCATAAATAGTACTATGATATTAAACGAACTTTTCAATAAAGCAGTTCCTGGATACCAGGATTTAGAAGACGACAATACACAAATCACAAAAGATGATTTGCGTAAAACCCGTCTTACTTTAAAACAAATTAATAAGTTACGTCAAATGAATGACATACGTAATATTGAACATAAAGAAAAGTTAGAAAAAATTCAAACGATGTATTCTGCTCCAAGTGAGGATATGGGTGGCGGTTTTTAAGTAGAAGTCTTAAAAACCACACAAAACCACACAAAATTCTTAAAAAAGGCACCTTTCTGCTTGGAATTTCTACATTCCTTGTAAATACACACACGAACATTTTAATTTTTGGAGTTAACAATGAGTAACAAATTTGAGAAACTAATTGAGTACGTTATCAACGACGAAGATCAGAAGGCTTCTGATCTTTTTCATGAAATAGTTGTTGGTAAATCACGTGAAATTTACGAAAGCCTAATGCAAGATGATATTGGCGGCGACGAAGTTGATGATTTTATTGACGACGTTGAAGCTGACGAAGAAGGCATTGAATTAGACAACAACGAAGAAGAAGTTGTTGATATGGACTTCGACGATGACGGCGAAGCTGACGATCACGAAGAAGAGCACGAAGATATCGAAGATCGTGTTGTTGATTTAGAAGATAAGTTAGATGAGTTAATGGCTGAATTCGACGAGTTAATCGACGATGGTGCAGAAGAAGAAGTTGCAGACGAATTAGAAGCAGAAGAAGAACTTTCATTTGAAGAAAGTGCAGACGCTGATGAGTCTAAAGAAGAGTTAGAAGAGAGCGCAGAATTAGAAGCGGCTCCTAAGCCAACTACTTCAGAAGAAGGTTCTGTAAACACTAAGAGTGCTAATGCAGACGATGCAGGCAAGAAAGCAAAAACAGATGCTAAGCCTGTAAGTACAGATACATCAGCAGAAAAAGGTCGACCTGCTCCTAAAGCACAAGATTTAGGCGTTGATGGTCCAGAAGGCGGTGCAAAGTTAGAAAAAGCACCAGCACCTAAAAAAGGTTAATAAGAAATGGCGTTCTTACAAGAAAATTTATCATTTGATGCCGCTCAAGTAGTACTTGAGCATGAAGAAGGCACAGAAGGTAAATCATTATTCATGAAAGGACTTTGCATCCAAGGTGATGTGAAGAACGCCAACCAGCGTATCTACCCAGTTAATGAAATTAACAATGCTGTTAAAACATTAAAAGAACAGATTGGCGGTGGATATTCTGTATTGGGTGAATTAGACCACCCAGATGATTTAAAAATTAACTTAGACCGTGTGAGTCACGTTATCACAGATATGTGGATGGAAGGCGCAAACGGTTTCGGTAAATTAAAAATATTGCCAACTCCAATGGGGACATTAGTTGAAACCATGTTGAGTAATGGCGTTAAATTAGGTGTCTCGAGCCGAGGTAGCGGTAACGTTAACGAAAGCAACGGACATGTAAGTGATTTTGAAATAGTAACAGTTGACGTTGTAGCACAACCTAGTGCGCCTGATGCGTATCCAACAGCAATTTACGAAGGATTGTTGAATATGGAAGGTGGTTCTAAGTTGCTAGAAATGGCTTCTGATGCTAGAGAAAGTATCACAGCACAGAGATTTTTGAAAAGTGGAATTATTCAACTTATCAAAGACCTCAAATTATAGGAGAAATCGATGCTAGATGCAATGAAACCCTTGCTTGACAGTGAACTTATTAACGAAGATACTCGTGTAGCAATCCAGGAAGAATGGGATAAAAAACTAAACGAGACTCGTGAAGAAGTACGCACTGAGTTGCGCGAAGAATTCGCACAGCGTTATGAGCATGACAAACAAACAATGGTGGAAGCACTAGACCGTATGGTATCCGAAAGTCTTGAAGCGGAAATTCAAGAAGTTATTACTGAAAAGGAACAACTTGCTGAAGACCGTGTTAAGTTCAACAAGAAGATGGTTGAAAATAGCGATAAATTTAATAAATTTATGGTTACTAAGTTATCTGAAGAAATTAACGATTTAAGACAAGATAGACAAATTCAAGCAGAAGGTATGCAAAAGTTAGAAGACTTTGTAGTTAAGTCACTTGCTAAAGAGATTAAAGAATTTGCACAAGATAAGAAAGAAGTTATTGAAACTAAAGTAAGACTTGTAGCAGAAGCAAAGGATAAACTAGAAACTCTTAAAACAACATTTGTTAAAGAAAATTCTGAAAAAATTGAATCTGTTGTTGCCAAGCGTCTAGAAGACGAATTATCACAATTACAAGAAGATGTTAAAGTTGCTCGTGAGAATAACTTTGGACGTCGTATATTTGAAGCGTTCGCTACGGAATTCACTGGTACTCATTTAAATGAGAACGCAGTAGTTCGTGAACTAACTGATAAGATTGTAGAGCGTGATGAGAAGTTAGCCGAAGCGAAAGAAACAATTAAGAAAGCAAAAGTATTAGTTGAGTCGAAAAATAAAGAAGTTGAGACCATTAAGGAATCAAACGAACGTGCCAAGACTATGGATGAACTGTTAAGTCCTCTACAAGAAGACAAAGCAGAAGTAATGCAGAACTTACTTGAAAACGTTCAAACTTCAAGACTTCAACATACATTTGAGAAATACTTACCAGCCGTTCTTGCCAATAAGTCTGTAGGTTCAGATGTAAAACGCAAGAAAGCACTAACTGAGAGCAAAACCGAAGTTACTGGTGATAAACAACAAACAAAAGAACTGTGCGAAGAGAGTATTGACAATATCGTTGATATTCGACGTTTAGCAGGTCTTTAATTAACTGATTTTTAGGAGAAAAAAATGTCAGAACAATTAATCGAAAGTCGTTGGTCAGAGACTAAAGACGCCTTGCTAGAAGGTCTACAAGGTACAAAAAGAACAACTATGGGTGTTGTTTTAGAAAACACTCGTAACCACTTAGCGGAAAGTGCGTCAGCTGGCGCTACTGCATCTGGTAACGTTGCTACACTTAACCGTGTAATTTTACCAGTAATTCGACGTGTGATGCCTACGGTAATTGCAAACGAATTAGTTGGTGTACAGCCAATGTCAGGTCCAGTAAGTCAAATTCATACATTACGTGTACGTTATGGTACTACAATGAATGATACTAGTGCTGTAAACACAGACACTACTGCAGGTGACGAAGCATTGAGTCCATTCAAGATTGCTACAGCATACTCGGCTGGTACAGGCGCTACACAAGCGGCTTACACAGGTGGTGCTACATCAGCTCTTGAAGGTAACGGTGGTCGTAACATTAGTGTTCAGTTATTGAAACAAGCTGTTGAAGCTAAGACACGTAAGTTACAAGCACGTTGGACATTTGAAGCGGCACAAGATGCTAATTCAATGCACGGTATTGATGTTGAAGCTGAAATTATGGCGGCTCTAGCACAAGAAATTACTGCTGAAATTGATCAAGAGATTTTACAATCTTTACGTTCATTAGCAAACACTGAGTTTACATACGACCAAGCGGCAGTATCTGGTACTGCAACTTTCGTTGGTGACGAGCATGCGGCACTAGCTGTTTTAATTAACAGAACTGCTAACTTAATCGCACAACGTACACGTCGTGGCGCAGGTAACTGGGCAGTAACTAGTCCACAATCATTAACAATCCTACAGTCTGCAACTACTTCAGCATTTGCTCGTAGTACAGAAGGTTCATTTGAAGCTCCTACAAACACTAAGTTTGTTGGTACATTAAATGGCGCTATGAAAGTATATGTTGATTCATATGCGGCAGACAGTACAGCAGTACTAGTTGGTTATAAAGGTTCTAGTGAATCAGATGCACCATCTTTCTACTGTCCGTACATTCCATTAATGAGTAGTGGTACAGTACTAGATCCTAGTACATTCGAGCCAGTAGTTTCATTTATGACTCGTTACGGATATGTTGAGTTAACTAACACAGCATCTTCATTTGGTAATGCTGGTGACTATTTAGGCGAAGTTGCCGTTTCTAATTTGTCTTTCTCTTAATACAGAAAGTTAATTATTAACTAAAAAAAGCACCCTCCGGGGTGCTTTTTTGTGACTAAAATTTATTGATTTCTACGATCTAGATGGTTTAAAGAACCTGCATTTATTTTGCTACCGCACATTACAGAACATTGTTTTAGTTTTCCGTCTTTAAATGTAGGTAAATTCCATGATTTGATAATATTTGAAAATATGCCATTTTTATCATTTACAATGTCGCTTAATTTTCTTTCAAAAATATTACATTTTGATAAACCACCACTTTTTTCAATAATATTGTTAAGTTCCGATGAATAATCTCCGCGGTTTGTGTTACTATAATGTGCGTGTCCTCCTAACCAACCGCATGGTGTTACTATGCCGTGTGTATCTACATAAATGTGCGTTTTATTGTCAAACTTACAAAACGAAATACAATTTATCTTGGACGATTCAATATTATTGTTTGAATTAAATGATTTTAGTAGTGGGTGTATGTATTCGCTTATTGTAGGGACTTCGATTAAAATATCATTATTATTAATGTCAGTTCCGTAAATTTCTTTAATAATGTCTATTTTTTCATTCGAATCATTAGTATTCTTGATAAATCTGTTAGTTTTTTTAACTAAAAAGTCACTTACACCTAACTTTTCTGAAAAACGTCTAGCATCGTTTACTTGATGCTGATTGTGTTTAAAAACAATATAAGACCATCTACTATTACCACCTGCTTTAATAAACGTCGATAGATTAGAAATAACTTTTTCGAATACCCCTGCGTTTCTATAAATTGAATATGTGTCTGCTAAACCGTCGATTGCAAAACTAACTTGCGAATTTTTTCCTAAAATACGTGCTAGTTCCCTCCACCATTTTCCTGAATATGTATTACCATGTGTTGAAATGTCAATAAAAACGTTTTTATTATGTTTTCTGATATACTTGATAATTTCAAGTATGTGTGTATTGTGTATTGGATCGCCATATGTTCCGCATAAATATATAACTTCAAGTTGTTTTAAAAAATTAATATCAAAACCAGTTTTAAACTGTTGTAGAGTAATTTCATTTTGATTTAATTTTGGAATATTTGAATCTTTTCCGTAATTGTTTCTAGGACACTGAATGCATTTTAGTGTGCATTTATTTGTTAATTCTATTTCTACAATATTAATATCGTTGTAATTTATTTTATACATTGTTTAATAATCTTGATATACAAACGCGATTAAATTCGCCACCGCGATTAAATTCGCAATACTCATTGTTTCCT